CGAATACACCCATAGCAACTAAAATTATTAGAGAGGCTACGGTTTTCATCGGCATCTGTACAGCTGCAGATTCAGATATGTTAAGTGGTTTATTGCTCATCTTTAGGTCCTATAAACTTATCACCCATAAGTTTGATGTCAGGATTTTCTTTCTTATAATTATCTTTAATTGCGTCCCAATAACTTCCTTCAGGTTTAATAATCTTATCATCGGGAATAACTATACCAGAACATTTGGAAACTAACAATTTGAAGTTAGGATTGTTGCTCAAAGTGGGGTTTTTATTGACTTTTCCACACATTTTCATTAATTCTAGCTGCTGTTTGAGTTCCATATTTTCTTGTTGAACAGCTTTAAATTCATCAGTGCAAGCTGAACCTAAATAGTGTCTCCAAGTTAAACGTAATGATCTATCATCAGAAGGATTAGTATAGTTATTATCGGGGTTAAAATGCCTATGACGGTATTCCGAATCTCTTTGTTCAACTGATAAGCTAAGGTCACCAGTGCTGCAAGTATTAGTACCGTTATTAAGATACTCATTTCTAGGATGTGCAGGTTTCATAAAACATAACAACACAAATAAAATAATTAATGCACCTGTAAAATAATAATTCATCCTGGCGATCTCCATGTTGCATAAATCCTTAGTAGTTAATTTCCCTGTTTAAATCTTTTATATCGTAGCTGTGTTCCCTTACTTGATCAGCTAATTGTCTATATAGATTTTCTGCCATCTGCCATGTTGCTTCAGCAGAAGATAGTCTTGTATTAATATCTGTAATATTTTTTTCTAATACACTTACGTCTCTTTCAAGATTAGTAAGTCTTAATTCGTTTTGATTAATAGTGTCAGTAAGATTTACAATATAACGAACACCCGTAAAAGTTCCGACTAAGACTGACGCCACAACCGGAACCATTACTATATTCTTTTTTAATAAATCTACTAGATTCATTATCTAAACCAATTTAAAATTCTTTTCCACCAAGAGATTTTAACTATAATTTTTTCAACAATGCACTGACACTTTTTTTTCTCAAAGTTACAATCCATACATATATTTAAACTCATTTTTTATCCTCTGTTGTATAAAACATTTTATTACTATCTTCAGTCAACCAATCTTTATTCTCTACATTCCATTTTGTAGTTTGGACGCTGTAATCAGGCACTTCTCTATCAGTAGTGTAATTTGGAGCATCCCACAATATTCTATTATTGGGTTGCGCTGCATAGTTGCCATTATCTAAAGCAAGTATGTGAGCACACTTGTGTTCCGCAGGAATCTCAGAATGCTCAGTATCTAGTATATTACTATCTGGGTGTCCCCAGTCAATAGTAAATAAATATTCAAATGGATAATTTATTTTATCTTTACCAAAGTATTTACCTCTTTTGCCTCTTAAAAAACTAAAGCAATGAACACTAGGATAATAACTAAAGCAATTCCATAATTGAAGATTGTCGATTGCGATATCTGATACGTCTTTTCTGTCAAATTTTTCTTGAAAAAACGCTGATATAGGTAGACGCCAAAAGCATGCACCATTTGGTAACATGATATTAAATAAGAGAGCGCGATCTGTAATAGAGACCACACTAAAGACACAGCAGTCAACAGACTCTCCTTGATGTTTTTCCAAATCATATAAATACTCCTTACGTATTTTACAGTAGATAGGTGGTATGTCCGCATTTAAATAAGCCATAGTTTATTTTATCTCTCCCCAATTAGGTCCAGATTCATAATCAACTTTATTCGGAACTTCCAAGTCTACTGCTTGTTCCATTATTTTTTTTATTTTATCAGCTTGGTCTTTGGATTCAATAGAAAAATCAAGTTCATCATGAATTTGTATATGTGCTAAATATCCTTCTTTGTATAAGTTAACCATTGCTCTTTTTGTCATATCTGCAGCACTACCTTGAATTAATTTGTTTAAAGCTTTGTATGTAAAAGCTCTACGTGTTGGATTGTTGTGCCAATAATTTTTTTTAGGCTTACCATCTTTTTCTTTTATTACATTACCTTCAAAATCTTTTAAGATAGGTCCCATCTCTTGAAGTTCTTTCATACGTTCTTCATCTTCTGCTGGTATATATTTACCCCAATCACTACCTTTTAAAATAGGTTCGTATTTAGGAAACCTACAACGTCTTTCAAGTAATGTTTTTATTTGTCCTTTGTTTAATGCTGCATTCATAACTTTGTTCATTAACTGTTTTACGAAAGGTGCTCGGTCATGATACTTTTTAAAAAGATCATCAGCTTTATCTTTTGTTAAATCTAATTCATTCATTAACTTTGCTTTACCCATACCATAGAACAATCCAAGATTAATTGTCTTGGCCTGTGATCTAGGTATGTCGGCCATCTCAGCTACAATTTTGTGAAAGTCGGTTGAAGGATCATTTTCATATGAATCTGCAATATCATTTACAGACGGCAACTCAAACTTTAATGCATAGTGTGCAACAAGCCTTGGTTCCTGTTGCGAGTAGTCAAATGTACCCCACTTGCAACCTTCTTCTGGTATAAATAAACTTCTTATTAATGGTCCTGTATCTGGATCACGTGCTGGAATTTGTTGTAGATTAGGATTAGAATAACTAAATCTACCTGTAACTGTGCCTCCATCATCAGATCTAATTTGATTAATGTCTGCATGTATTCTACCTTTGTGTTCATGTTTAATAATAGAATCAATAAAGGTAGTTCTGACCTTGTTTATCTTTCTAGCTTCTGCTATCATACGTACTACAGGATGTTTATGTGTAACAAGAAAGTTTTTAGTAAATGATGGTTCACCAGATTTCTCAGTTTTGGAATAAGATAAATTTAATTTATCGAAAAGTGGAGCAATACTTCTTGCAGCCATTAACTGAACTTCTACTCCTGTTTCTATTTTTATTTGTTGTATTAGGTTTTCTTCTTTTATTGCCAGTGCTGTTTTCAATTGATTGGCTTTCTCGATATCTACCCGAACACCTAGGTGGCGCATATCGACTAAACAAGGAAAAAGATCAGTCTCCAAATTAAAAACATTTTGTAAATCATCTTCAATAATTATTTTTTTAAATTTTTGCCAAAGTTCTAAAGTAAGTGATGCATCTTGTTCTGCATACGATCCAACTTCCATAGCAGGTAGTCTCCACATCTCAGCTTTTGCATCTAGTCCTCTTTCTTTTGCAGCTTCTATTAGTCTAGCTTCATTCTTACCTTTGTTAAGATAAGCCCAGGACATTGTATTTAAGGTATAAGAGAATCTATTCTCATCTATAAGACTGGCTGCAATCATAGTATCTACAATTAAACCATTAATTTTTATATTTAAATTACGTATCCAACATACGTCATACATTGCGTTATGAAATATTTTTGTAGCAGGTGATGAACATACATCAGTAAACCAATCTAAAACTTTTTTACGATCTAAGTTTGGACCTATCTCATGTGCAATAGGAAAGTAACCTTTCCAACCATCAACAGCAACAGCTATACCTACAACTTCACCATTACCCGTAATGGCTCCTGAACCCAGTTTCTTTAAGTCTGGATCACGTGTTTCTAAGTCAATAGAAATTTCTTCTGCTGATCTTAAATCAGGATACTCTGTAGGTACTAACCATTCTGTATGTGGTATAATCATTTCTTTTTTAGATCTTTCATTGTTTTAATTTCTAATTCACAGTAATGAATTATTTTTTCAAGGTCTTGTATTCCCGCCTTGTTCTTATAGCGACAAACATACTTTATAACATTACCCTGAAAAAAGGAAAGGTCGTTCTTAGAAATAAATTCATATGGTTGAATATGAAACTCTTTGTAATGTGATCCTCCAATTTGTTTGTCTTGTGGAAATGAATCTTTAAATATATCTTTGTGTGTCATTTAACTGCCTCCATAATAAAAAACCATATACAGAATGTTAAAAATATATCTGATGTTATAACTCTCATAATTGATACCCCGTTCTTTTTATTTTTGCTTTTAGTTTGTATAGGTTATTTCTTGCTCTTGTGGTTCCTACGTACCAGACTCTATGTTCTTCGTCATGTTTTTGTTGACTGCGTTTAATAGATTTAAGAATTTTACTTCCCATATCTAAACATAAAATTACATTATCTTCTTCTCCACCTTTTGCTGCATGTATAGTAGATAGCCATATTCTAGCTTTAGAATTTAAATTTTCTTTGTTGTCCAACATATTTTTTATATATAATTTTTCTCTCTCATCAGCTTTTACAAATTGATCAAACCAATCTATTTTTCTATTAAATAAATTGTTTCCTAAATATTCTTGTATTTGTTTCTCTTCTTTCTCCTGTAAAATTTTTCCCTTACACCAACTTTCATAAAGCATAGCTGTATTATATAAAGTTACACTAAAACTTTTTCCTTTGTTAGTTTCGTAATATAAATTTTTACGTTTTAATTCCTCAGCTATTTTTAATTGTCTAGATATAGTTCTACTTAATATTAACCATTTACCTTTGGTTAAATCTATTTGATTTATATTAGATATCGTTAAAGACTCTCCTTCGAAATCTCTGGGTAAATAGTGTTTTTCCTTCCTTATACCCATAATTTGCTCAATCGGCTTCTGAGACTCCTCCTGGACGGTTCTAGACACACGTTTTGAGTACTTTAGGACCTTTTCTTTAGCCGGTTCTTTAATAAATCTCTCTACATCTGCACCAGCCCATACGAATATAGCTTGGTCATCATCTCCTGCAAGATATACATCTTCTGATTTTTGTTTAAACACATCAAATAGTTTCCACTGTAATGGTGATAGATCCTGAGCTTCATCTATAAATACTGCTTTGAATGTAGGGAAGTTATCTTTGTCTTTAGATTTAATTGTTAAATCTACTAAATCATTGAAATCATATAAATTTTTAGCATCTTTATACTTTACTAAATTATCACTAATATACTTTAAAGTTCCCCATAATATTTCTTTCGGATTATGTTCCCATAATTCATATTCTTCTCTTGGAGTAATACATTTATTAACTGCTTTATGTATCAATTGAAAATAAGGATTGTCACAAGTTAGATAATTAATTTCTTCTTTGTTATATTTGTCTGCGTATTTTACTTTTACATTTATTTCCTTACCAAACTTTTCATAATGATAAGGTTGCATAATATCTTCTTTGTTTAAATCCAAATAATTAAAACAAAAAGAATGTAATGTTTGAAAATAAGGTAAGTTCTTATCACTCGCTGGCATTCTTTCTTTTGCAACACCAGCAGCTTTTTTACTAAATGCAAAGTAACCTATTTTATGAAGTGGTGTTCCTAGTCTTGCGTATGCTTTAGCTCTACTAATTAGTTTAAATGTTTTACCTGTACCTGGTGGTCCATAGTATTTATAAATCATACAATATCTTCTTCACTTTCAAACTGATGTTGTTCGTTAACTTCTTCTTCACTTTCAAAATACTTCAACGGTATTCGTAAAGTCTTTAGTGGTGGATACTGTTTGTTGTCAGAATCTTTTCCAGGAAATTTTTTACTATGATCAAACTTAGCTTGGTCTTCCGGTTTCTTACTAGGAAATAATGCTTTAATCATCAATGATGTTTTAGCTGATGATTCTTTCCATTCATATGTTTTTAAATCATCATAGAATGCACTGTATAAAAAGTATGCATACTCATCATCTAATAAAGGTCTACCACTTTTAAATGAATTAT